AATTCTACACTATTGTTGAGAGAATTGCAAGCGATAGCAAAGAATGCATCGAACCCAACTTTCTTGATCACAACAGACTTCTCTTTACGCCACTGCTTACTGACTCGCTCACGATCTTCCCAAGAAACCCAATCACGTTGGAAGTTAGCAAAGTCACGACCACTGACCAGACGAATACCAATGATGTTAGTGTTAGGGAATGTTTCACTAAGATCTTTGATCAAGTTAGAAGTCTGGTCGCTGTAAGAACCAATTTTGGTAACATGACCAGTCTTACGATTGCGAAGATAAGTGCGATCATCTACACAATTGACTCCCCAGTAATCTTCACTATAGATACTTTGCTCCTTAGGAATGCAGATAGATGAACGAATCGGTGCAGATTCACCATCAGTCAGAATAATTGTATTGACTTTCTCAACACCAGTTTTGTTTTGGAAGTGAGGAATGATTTGATGCAGAGTAACAATAGCGGCGTTCAGTGGAGTGCCACAGAGACCGTAACCAGGAGGAACACTGTAATCAACATAGTAACGGAAACTGTATGCCATTCTCCACAGATTGAGCATCTGCTGATCAAGTTGCTTAGTCTTTGATTCGCTGCTGATAAGATTCAGCATTCTGAAATCATTGAAGAAAGCTACAGTGTTTTCAACTTTAGGAGACAACCAACGATCATCATCATCGCAAGGGAACGAATTGACAAATGCATAGAGTTCAAAAGGAATCTTGACTTTGCGGCAGAAAGAGATAAGGTTCAGGACTTGCTTGACAGTATCAAGAATAACCTCACCCATAGAACCAGACCAGTCAAGGACAAACACAAGACCATGATTCTTACCGTCAGGGAGGATGGTAACTTTTTTGAAAAGATCTTCATTGTACTTGTAAGTATGAAGTTTGGTGCAGTCAAGAACTCCAGTGCGAGAAGTAGTTGCCCGTGCATAAGCAGCAGCAGACTTCTTACACTCAAACTCTTTCACCATGTAATTGACTTCTTTGATAGAAGACTTACAAAACTGATGATAGGAAAGGTCAGAGTTCTCGAAAGATTCTTCAGGAAAAACACTGAAGTGATATTTGATATCAGAAAGAACCTTGTCATGGGAATGAATAACCTTATCAAGATCAAGATTAGGGATCTCGATATACCTGTTATCATGACCACCAAATCCAATCAGATCTTTGAGTTGCTCATCCAACTCACTCTGAGTTTTTACCTCTGGTTCGGACGATTCAGCATCACCAAAATCTGGAAGAGACTGAACATCGCCACCAGCAGTGTTGTCAGAAGTCTCAACTTGCTCCTGAGATTCATCAGAATCCTCTTCCGAATCGATCTGGACTGATTCCGATTGGGGTTGACCGTCAGTTGATGCTTGTGGAGAACCTTGATTGGTGGGTTGCTGTTGATCTTCCTGTTGCTTCTTGTGCTGATCCTTACAGTAGCGGTAGAGTTTTTTAGCCGCATCGATGGCATCCTCAAAAGTTTCTGCGTCTTCAATAATCTTGATGATATCACTCTCTTCCTGGTTGAAGAAAGGGACTGTAACAAAGTTACCAATCTTGAAATAAAGGTTGGCACGGTCGGCAAGGTTCATCTCACCAACGTCTTCATCTCCAATAGAGAAGAAGTCTTCTTCAGCAAGGTGATTGTAACCTTTGTAAAAGGTCTTACGAAGACCACCAAACTTACGCTTCATCAGTTTCTCAACACGAACGTCCTCAGTGACATTCAGAAACTGCATAGGTACATTACATTTTTTCTTCCAATCTTCGTTAGGGGTGTACAGTGCATGACCAACCTCATGAGCAACCAGCAGGTCAAACACTTGGTTGGAAGCACGTTTCCAATTGGGCAGAGTCAACACACGCTTCTGCACGTCAAACTGAGCAGTCTCAACGTTACGGTGCTCAACGATCAGGTTCTCTGTCGCGAGCAGTTTGGCGAGTTGACCCTTGACTTCTAGATTGACGGACATCGGACCTCTCTGTGTATGCACATATTATAATACCCCTAGGGAGGTTCCCCAGGGGTGAGTGGACACTTAGTTGACTGTCACCTTCTTACTGAAGTTCTTGACCTTCTCAAACTGGATGGTGTCTGCGAACTTGTCTTGTAGAACGTCACCCTTGTGTGAGATAACAAATGTATTTGCATCCTTGACAGCAAACCTAACAATCTTCAAGAAATCTTCTGTACCAGATGTATCAAGAGAACTATCAAAAATTTCATCAAGAATCAACAAGTTTGTGTTGACTGAGTTTTTGACTCTCGCAACTTCTCTCCAAGTAAACAGAAGTGCTAGGTCAATTCTCATCTTCTCACCTTCAGAAAAGGATGAATACGAAAAGTCTTCATGAACAGGAGACTTGATAGTTTCGTTGAACTCACCATCAAGAGAGAAGTTGATAGAGAAATCCATCTGAGTCAGATAATCTCTACAGGTTCTATTGATAAGAGGAAGATACTTTTTGATGATACGAGTCTTGACTCCACTGTCTTTCAAAAGATAGTTGACTGCTTCATGCTCGTCCTTAGCTTTCTTAGTTTCAGAAAGCATATCATTCAAAAGTTTCTTCTGACCAAGGAACTCTTGTCTCTTCTCAATCTCTTTATCAACATTATTGTTTCCAATACTAGAGATCTCTTTGGTGATGTAATCAACCTTATCGTCGATATTCACACAATCATTCTTCAACTTTCTGAAATCATATTTCTTTTCCTGAATCTGTTCTGACAAAGATACGATATTATCGATACTCGTTTTCAATGATTCAAGTTCCACATCAAGTTTTTCAAGTGCATTTGACATTTCATCAACACTATCTTGATAGGTAGAGATCTTGTCCTGCTTGAATTCAGCATCAATGTGTTGACCACACGTTGGACAATCATCGGTCTGCTGAAAGAATTTCAGATCTCTAGCATGAAGATTCTTCTTAGAAGTAATCTGAAAAGAGAGAGTCTTCAACTTATCCTGCTTCTCCTGAAGTTTTTCTGGAGAGGTATACATCTTCTCCAGAGTTTCAATCGTAGTAAAGCATTCGTCGATTTGACCTGACAGAGTTCTCTTCTTATCCTTCAGTCTTCTAATCTCTTCCTGTTTCTCAGAAATCTTTTTATCTGATTGAGATGTAAGTTCTTCAATAAATCTATCTTGAATATTGATCTTCTCATTCACTAACTCGGTACGAGTTTCTAAGTCTCTGATCTCTTCATTGATCATCCTCAATTTCTCCTTTGCCAAGATATGCATAGTAGAGAAGATCTTGATATCAAGAATGTCTTCAATGACTTCACGTCTACCAGCAGCAGGTAGTTGCATGAATGGCACAAAAGTGCTGCTACCCAAGATAACAATCTGAGTAAATGACTTGAAGTTCAACTTCAATACATTTTGTTCAAACCATTTCTGCTGGTCTGCAGCAGAAGAGTTCTGATCTAACTTAGTCCCATTCTTGTAGATCTCAAAGATGTTTGGTTTGATGCCACGAATAATCTTCCACTCGATAGATCCAATAGAAAACTCTACCTCAGCAACACATTCTTTTGAATTGATAGAGTTGACTAGTTGAGGTTTGTTGATCTTTCTGAATGGTTTACCAAACAGAGAGAATGTTAGAGCATCAAGAATGGTAGATTTTCCTGCACCATTTGTACCCACAATCAACGTTGCCTGAGAACTATCCAAGGCAATCTCAGTGAAGGTATTGCCAGTAGAAAGAAAGTTCTTCCAGCGAATCGTTCTAAAAAATATCATTGGGTTCAGGAATTACAAAGTCATCAGGAGTAATAATGGAATACTTGTATCCCATGAGTTCGCATGTCTTGACGATACCATCGTCATCCACTTCTACGATTTCTAAAGCAGGGTGATCGTCTGCTTCCAGAAGACCAGCATAGCGCACCGCGTCGTCTTTGTCAATGAAAAGTTGCAAAGATCTACTTCCGTCTTTGGTGCTTGAGGCATATGCTTGCTGGTCTGATCCTTGGAGAGTGAGTATGTACATTACACTTCTGACGCTTCTACGTAAAGATTTTTTAGAATACAGGTCAAAGAAGACTTATTCAGATCCGTCTCAAGTTCGTTTACATATTTCTCAAGAGTAGTCAAAGTATCTTCTACTTCAATTTCCTCTTCACTCTCTGCACTCAGATCAAAATTCTCAATGACTTTTACATCATGAGCACCAGAGTAGTAAACGTTTTCCAAAAACTTATCAAAGGTTTTGTAGTCAGTTTTCTTTTCTACAATTACTTTGATAAACTTCTCACTGTAATCTTCGTAATCATGTTCTGAATAATCATTGACTTCATCATTATAAGTGATTTTGTCAAAGATCGTGTATGGATTTCTGACATACCTGAGACTCAGATCATCAGTATCAAAGATGTGAAACCCTCTCCTATCACCGTAGTCATTCCAGTAGATTTGATATGGATTTCCAAGATATGTTACATTACCTTTAGTGCTCTTGGTATGGTAGTGACCAGAGAATACCTTCTCAAATTTTTTATATTTATCTACGCTATCACCACGTTGATGATTGTATCCAGGGTGTGCCTCAAACCCAGCAAGTTCTAGGTGACCCATGGCAACTTTTGCCTTCGTACTCTTGATGAGTTTGTCAGTTTCTACGACATTCTCTTCATTGATCCAAGGAATGAACAGGATAGGCAATCCACCAATCATCACTTCAGTAGCTTGTGAGTAACATTCTACATTGTGATAGTCTTCAAGAAGAAGTTCTACTGTGTTGATCTTATTAGTATTCTTATAGTAAGCAGTATGATTTCCAATTACTGTATGCACCTTTGCATTATGTTGCCTGAGAATATCATAGTAATTTTTCTTTGCCCACTCCAAAGACCAGAAGTCAATACTCTTTCTATTATCAAAGGTATCTCCCAAATCAATTATATTGTAGATACCTTCTTCTTCAAGAGTAGGAAAGAATACGTCTTTGTAAAACTTACCAATAAAATTATGGAAGATCTGACTTCCCTTTCTCATACCAAAGTGTTGGTCAGTGATGATAGCTACTTTCATTTGGTTTCGTGATTGTACTCGATTACAATTTTTTCATGCTTTGTAGTTCTGTCAGAAACATAGTAATGTTTTGCTTTACCACCCAACAAATCCTCAATCTTTTTTACAAGATTTTCAACAATATTTTCATTGGCATACTTTTGCCAATCTCCTTTGATCATGGGTTCGTTCTCAGTCACAGTTTACCTCCAACAACACCACTGTTTACAACGCGAGTATTTTCATCAAGTGATCCATCTTGCAAGCATTTGAGATGCCAGCGTGACATGGTTAGCACTCCCTCGTATGTAGCACCAGTAATAAAATGTTGACCGAGAGGATCTTTTAGGATAGAAGTGAAGAGACCAAAGCGAGTCTTTTTGATGTAGAAAGCATCATCAATCCACTCCGCATCTTCTGGAATATTCTTCTCGACAGTGCCACCAAAAGAGTCAGACAGTTTTGCTTTTCTTTTTGTTTCTGTTTGTTCAGTCATCGGTTCATCCTCACTTCAACATTTTCTTTGATTGTATTCATATCTGAGATATCATATCCTACATCGTTTGAGTCTGCAGTGAACACCTGATCAAAACCAGACCTCTCAATAATTTTGTTCTTGATCTCCAACTGCTTCTTTTCTCTCTGGATTCGTCTAAGAAATGCGTAGTATATAATCTGAGTGAAGTAAGCAAACGGATTGTTAGATTTATTTGGATCAAAATTATCTACATACTGGACACAGTTCTCCACCCCATCACAAATCATATCGTCCTTGAACATATAGTTGACAAAGTTGGGACGATATGATAAATGATTAGCGATCTTCAAAAAGCATTCGCCAATGTAATTTGTAATTCTTGGTTTAGGTAGGTCGTTCTCTTTAGCATACGCCACCTTCGACCGATAAACAATCAGTGCTTCTAGGAATTGTTTGTTGTTTACATAATGTTCTGGTTTTGCAGCCATGGAGAGGTATCCGTTTTCATGTGTACATCATAACACAGAAACCCAGGCTTGACAACACCTCTGAATCAGTGTACAATAACCTTGTGGAGGTTCAAAAGCAATATAGCTTTATTACTTAGAGTCTTTATTGAATAACTTCTCTAGAGAATCTCTAGCATCATCTATCTTAGAAACATATCCAACGTTCCTTTCAGGGTTGACTTTGTTTGTAGAGATGATTGACTTCTGAGAAGCATATGCTTTTTCAAAACATTCTTCATAGAACTCAATTGCTCCTTCACTGAGTTCTGTAATAGTAAGAATATTATGTCTTTCGATAACGAAACAATCTTCACCAGAATATTTCATCCACATATTAGGAATAACAATATTTGCTAATACTCCTGGTTGTGGGTTGATAGTATCTTCTCTGATAGTAATCGCATTAGATACCAAGAGAACATCATCATCAGGAATCCACATTACCTGAGCAAAAAGTTCTTCTCCTGATACCAGTTTGATTGCTGCGTGAAAATCGTCTCCCATGTGTTATCTGAAATCGATGTTTATAATTTGATAATCAAAGTTTTCTTCATTGTAAATTTTTATTCTCTCAACGAGATGATTCAAGGTATAGTTCTTTTTACCATTTTTGTTGGTAACATCATCAGACACATCATACAAAGTTGCAAGATTTTTTGCCTGACCTTTTCTAAGAACTCTTCCAATCGATTGGAGATTTCTAATTCTTGATTTAGAAGGACTAGAAAATATTACATTGTGAAGGTTTTTAATATTGATTCCAGTAGAGAAGGTTCCATAAGATGCTACAATAATTGCATTATCTTCAGACTCTGTAATTTTTCTTACATCTTCTCTCTCATCAGTATTCACTCCACCATGTATAAAGAATACTTTTCTGTCCTGAGTCTTACTATTATTTAGTAGGTCATAGATAACCTGACCATGGGTAGAAACCCTACTATAAAGAATCAAAGTATTACCTTTCAGATCCAATGCCAGGTTACTAATGAATTTGTTTCTACGATCATTGTTGATAAGAAACTGAATTTCATCCTCATAAGTTTCAAACTTCTGATACTCATGCTTTAGAATCAATACTTTGATTTCAAACTTGGAAAGATATCCTTGATCAATAAGTTCTTCTGTGTTGACAATTTTATCTGCTGGACCAAACAAACCTTCCAATACCCACTTATGTGTCTTGGTTCCATCTAGTGTTCCAGTAAAACCAATTCTATATTTTGCATTATGGCACTTAGTCATGATACCAGTCAGTGACTTAGCTTTGAACTGGTGTGCTTCATCACCAATCACTGTAGTAAACTCATCAAAATATTTCTTTGGCATCTTGTAAATAGATTGCCAGGTTGTAATGGTTACATCTTTATCAGATACTTTTTCATATCCTGCATAGATCTTATGACAGTGTGCTTCAGCGTCCCAACCATAGTCAATAAAATCTTTATACATCTGCTCTACAAGAGATGTAGTAGGAACAACAATAAGAATCTTTTCTCCCTTAGCAACATGATATCTAACTACAGAGTAAATCATCATTGATTTACCTGATGCTGTTGGTGAGATAATTAGTTTGCGATTATTTTTGAGTGCTTGATATACTGCCTTGACTTGATAGTCTCTAGGTTTGAAAGAAGTAATAGATGTCATGAAGGACTTGACTCCTTCCATAGTCACCATAGGATTTGATTCCAACACGTCACCGTAGTATTTGTTGGATTCAAATTTCATTTTATATTCATGTTCTCCACACCATGTAATCAATCTATCGAGAAGACCACAATAGATCTCCCCTGTGTGTGGTGAAAACAAACGTATCTTGCCATCCCAATGCTTACTTCTATAGGATGGCATGAACGCTGCTTCAGGAACATCAAATGTAAATTGATCTGATAGTTCGTATTTGATGTGTGGTTCGCATTCTATTTTCAGATATACTTCATTCTTTTTTGAAATCAATAGTTCGCTCATATCATCCGTATCCTAATGTTAGTTTTTGAAACTCAATTGCGTTCCTGATTTGCCATTGCCTGTCACTGATTTGTTTCAGGATAGATTCTAAGAACAGCACAAGTTGTTCGTAATAGTCAATCTTTAGTTGTAGTTTTTGTATCTTGGGATCACTATCCAGATACCTATCGATGTCTTGTTTTAGAACTTTGAAGTCAAAAGGTTCTGATTCGTATACTTCTGGGTCTGCTTTTCCAGTATAATATTCCCATCTTTGCCTTCTAAGAACTTTCAGATCTGACTCTGACTTCCTCTTGAGCAAACAGATTTCGTTATAAATTCTAAAATATTTTGAATGTAGTGAAGGGATTTTTTTAGATTCATCGCTAAGTTCATCACCCAACTGAGAGTCTTTCTCCCACTTGGTTTGCAAAGTTTCAAGATCAATCATACAAAGTCAAAGTAAGTGTATTTGAATGCCACACTGGCACTTAGATATTCTACATCAGATTGCTGAGAATCAAATCTCAGTGTAGAAAGAGATACTGGGAAACAGTCTTTGAAGTTTACTGCCTTTACTCGATTGTAATTGCTGTTGAGAATTATCAGAGAGATATCAGATCTTTCATATTTTTCTCTACTTGCATATTTTATTCTGTTGGAAACAATATCATTTGAGTTATACTTTTGATCAACTCCTCTCTCATCAAAGTCATATTCACCACCATACTTAGGAAAACCAAGACCTCTCATCCAGTTGTGAATTTCTAAGTAGTTCCCCATGTCCTCATCTACCAAGAAATTTACTTCAAGATCTTGATAATAGAGTTCATCACCAGGAACTGGTAAGTTCCTAAGTCTAGTTGCTTGCTCTGCAGCAATCATTGAGATTGCTGGAATGTTTGCTGTCTGACAGAAAAACTGTACCTTTGGTGCTTCTTCAATGACGAGATCAAAACCACCTGGCGATAAAAAATTTCTGTTTGCGATTGGTGTGGTTACGTAAGACATTCTCACCTCCTGTTATATAATATTTAGTCTCGTTGTCTCCAGTCGTCTGGTTTATCTTGTTTGAACCAATCTACGATTTCATCCGCTCCAGAGAACCCCGACTTATAATTAGATGGATCGGGGTCCCCAAGACCCATCTTATTCATAAAATCATCTATACTGCCCTCCTCAATATCTTGAGCAGCTTGACGACGTGCTTTATTCAACCAGTCTCTAGCAGTTGTGTATCTCTTGGCAATTTTTTCTGCCCAAATCATATCCTCAAGTTTGACTTCTTCCTTGTTAGCGATCTTCGTACAGATGAACTCCAGGCGGAGTCTGTATTGAGTTGACAGCATATTATTCTTCCGAGAGATAGTGCTCTAATTGATTGATCCGATTGAATTCCTGATACGCTACTTCTGAACGAGCGTGAAGTACATCCCTAAGGTCGTCCATGATTACAGTTGGGTCAACGTAATCATCAAGGTACTTATCAATAGCTTCTTTCAAATATCTTTTCCTATGCCACTCTTGTGAATATGGTTTGTAGTCCATAACAAAAATAATAAAGTGCTGAAATTATTTAGACACAAAAAAAGAGGGTCCTTTCGGACCCTCGGATACTTCCTTCACACGGAACCTGTATTATATCATATAAGTATTCTCTTGCATATCCTCTTACATTGTGCTTGATTCAACAGGTCGCATTCGATTAGACATTCATAATAGTCATTTAGTTTTTGCATTTCTACATCAACTTCATCTATAGTGTTTTCAAAATGACGCCATTCGTCTAACTGACTACGAGATGTAATGTTGTGCATGATCTCACTCCATAACTTGGAACCATAATAAATGATAGGTCAGGGATCATTTTTCCACCTCGCATAATTCTGCTACTATTTATCCTAGTATATGTATCGTATAGAACATTTGTAAATTTGTAATATAAAAAACACATATGTACAAAAAAAGAGACCCTTTCGGGTCTCCTTTGTAAAGTATGTGAAGTATGAATCACATGAGGTTGCGAACCAGGACTCTTCTGTAGTAACGGTTTGCGTTTGCAGAGCCGATACCAGCAGTTGGTTGAGTGCCGTCGTTGACAGCGCCAGTGCTGAATGGGTTTGCTTGCATACCGTAGCGAGTCTTGAAGCCAATCTTGGGCTGGAAGGTGTCCTCACCAACTGCACGAACCATCTGGAGAGGAACGTATGGGCAGTAGAACAGACCAGCGTCATAAGGATTGGTGCCCTTATAACCAACGACGAAGTACTGATCGTTGGAAACGTTGGAGGAATATGGGTCGATGTAGACCTTGAACTTACCGTTGATGGTGCCAGCGAAGGTGCTGCCAGTGTCATCAACATTCAGGTTAGCGTTGAGTGCTGGGGTGTAGTCCAGAACGCCTGCCATGGTCAGAGCAGATGCAACGTCAGCAGAGCAGACGATGATGTTGCCCTTTCCTCTACGAGTCTCTTGGGCGATAGCGTTTGCTTCGCGCTCGACTTGGAACAGCAGACCCTTGAACTTCTCAACAGACCAGCGACCGTTTGAATCCAGGTCCAGATCGAAGATGCCAGCAGAGGCAACGTTGTTCTGAGCACCAGTTCTAGCGGTGATGTATACTGAGCGGATAACCTCACGGTTGATTTCTGCCAGGATTTCAGTTGACAGAATGTTTGCCAGCTCAGCCTCTGCATCCAGACCATGGATAGCACGGAGGTCTTGAGCCAGTTCCAGTGAGTACTCAGCTTTCAGAGCGCGTGAGCGAGCAGTAACAGCAACCTTCTCGATGCTGAATGCCATCTCTCTGAAGTTGGTGCCGCCACCGTCACCGAGTGCTTCAGACTCGGAGGTGGTCATGCCCAGAGCATCATCGGTCAGTTCATAGGTGCCTGAATCATTCAGGAGACCTGGGTTTGAACCTTCTGCGTCATTGTTTGCTGAAGATGATGCAGTAGGATCGTAACCTGAAGTACCACCACCAGAGAAACCAGCGTTAGGCTCATTGAACAGTGCCTCTGCGCCAGATGGGGTGTTGTAGCGTGAGCGCATTGCGAAGATCAGACCCGTAGGACCTGACATTGGCTGAACGCTAGCAATATCATAAGCGATCAGGTTAGGCATTGAACGGCGGATCAGTGAGATCAGCACGGGGTCAAATGTTCTAACTGCGCCTGAAGGTGCGGTTACGTTTGTAGGTGCCTCGGTGAGCATTTCTGACTCACGGAGGAATTTCTCTTGGTTCTCCAGAAGAATAGCGGTTACATTTCTTCTGTAAGAATCTTTGATCTCGGGGAGATCTTCATGCTTGAGGAGTGGTGCCCACTTCTCTTGAAGGTGTTCGGATTTGAACATTGATCTTTACTCCTAAAAGTTTGTTGCGATTTGTGAGTGAACTTGTTATTATTTAGTAAAAATGATTACTTGAAGCGGGAAACTGCGCGAAGATATGCGTCCATGCTTGAAGAAACTTGCTCAACCTCTTCTGCTAATACTTCCTGCTCATCAGATTGTGCGACTGGAGTCTCTGATTTGAAATATGATTCCTTCAGAGTCTCAATCTTTCCACGGTAGGATTCTTCACTCTCAAACCCAACGCCCTCTACGATCGAAGCGAACTTATCCTTCTGAGTTTCGGTGAGACCGCGAGCAACATCAGTGATGATTGACTCTTTTACAAATGTACCGATCTCTTGATTCAGATGAATATTTCTTTCAACCTGTTCGTTGAGCTTTTGCTCCATTTCATCAAGTTTTTCTACCATAGTATCGAATGCATCATATTTATCTTCAGGTACAGTTACATAATGTTCTTCAAAAAGTCCCTTGAGACCTTCCATGAAGGACTCAGCGACCTCTGACTTGATGCCAGATTCGATAGCGAGAGCATTTTGCTCTGCCCATTCTTCAGCGGCATACTGGAGAGTAGCTTCAACTTTCTCTTCCAGTTGTGCCTTTGCAGCAGCAAGCTCTTCTTCAAACTTAGCAGCGTAATGCTCTTCCAGTTCTTCCTGGATAGCATGTACTTTGCTAGTGAGTGCTGCTTCAAAAATTGTTTTTGCCTTTTCTTTGAAGTCCTCAGAGAGTTCTTCAGTTCCTACAAGAGCATCAACGTCGTCTGAGAAGTCAACGTTCTCATATGACATTCCTTTCTTGTCAGCGGTAGGCATTGCTTCTGCTTTGCCTGCCTTTGCGTTTACGGCAGTTTTGGACTGAGATCCGCCTGCGCTCTTCAGTTTAGAAGAGTCGTCGGTGGACTTGTAGTTTTGTGGTGTTGGACCACCAAGATCTTGGATAGCTCCGAGTCCAGTGCCAGGATCCGCCATCTTTTGCATGGCGTCGGCAGGTTTTGCAGATGCATTAACCTTGTCCTTTACCTGTTTAGGTGCTTCCATTTCTTGTAATTGATTGTCAATGACCTGTTCAGACATTTTTGATACTCCTTAGTTAGGCAAAAATATGGTAATTTCTATATTTATTTATAAAATTATAATCCTCTAATAAACCTTTCAAACGCTTTTACTTTGCGTTCTTGGAGGTTGATCAGAGTAGCATGATCGATTTCATGCTTCAGTTCCGCGATTTCTCTTTCTCTGAGAAGACCACCTTCCCAGACCCATTCTTTTCCTTCCATGATACCTTCGACGAAAGCATCAGGAGCGGAAGGATCGGATACGATATCCGCTGCGGTAGCAAGCATAAAGTCTTCACCAACTACGTTGTATCCATTTTCACGCTTGAGCGTACCCATGCCTCTAGAAGAGACGCCGAGTTTTACACCTTCATCGAGCAAGTTCTTTGCGATATTGCCCATTGGGGTGTCCAGAAGTTTTGCCTTACCAATGAAGTTTTTACCTTCAGCAGCAAGACTAGTAATTCTGTGAGAAACACGATCCAGATTCACGGTAGGACCATCGGGGTGACCGAGTTCTCCTAGCGCACGATTGGTATTGATATACTTCTCGTTATAATTTTTTACTTCTCTATCAAGAACTTGATAGGGATACATTCTCCCATTTCTGTTCGTGATATCGGACTGCAGAAAAACACCTTGAATGTAATGGGATTTTTTACCATTACTTTCTTCAGTGATAACTTCTACCTCCTCAGTCAGTTCCGTGATCAGTTTCATCTTGTTCCTCTTCGGGTTCTTGGGTATTGTCTAATGACGCCTCAACATCAGTATCTACCTCTGCTTCCGCTTCAGTATCTACTTCTGTTTCTTCAGGTTCTGCTGGTTCTGCTCCAATAGCATCACCAAACATTTGCTGAGAGATTGCTTGTCTTTTGGCATCGATAATTTCGAGTGCTTTATCAGAAAGCATATCTTTCATACGCTCAACCGCTGATGCATTGTTCTGTGAAATAATTGCATCAATTACTGTAGTTTCCATATCAATCTAAGTGAAATCCAATAGTATTATTTATATAAGTCCCTGTCCTTCTGGTGGTTCAGTTGCGGAACCATCTGCCTCGGGATCCATAGGAACGTCACCTAACGCTCCACCTTCTCCGCCTTGTTGCATTGCCATCATCTCCTCCTCAGAAGGTGGGATGATTCCTGCTTCTTTCTCTTTCTCAATCTGATCGTCCATCTCATCCATTTCCGCATCAGTCTGATGAAGAATCTTGGAGCGGACATACTCGACAGAGAAGTATTTGCCAACGTATGGATCTGCAGCAGATGCCAGGTTGATTCTCTCTTGCAAGAGCTCGGACTCTTTGAGTTCTGAGAAGTGGTTGTCGTAGATGAAGTCGAACTGGATGTACTCCTTCATATCTTCCCACTCTTCAACGCTAGTAATTCCTTTCAGAATCAGTTGCGTCTTCAGCATGTCAATAAAGATTTCGCTAAACTTCTTGCGGAGTCTACCGACAAACTTTGTGAACTTGATTTCATCCCTCAGAATTTCTGAGGAACGACCAAGGTTGAATCCACCCTCTGCTTCCATTCTTGAAATGGGAACATTGAGGGCACGATATAATTTCTTCTTGAAGTATTCAACGTCAGTCAGTTCGCCAAGGTTCTGTCCACCAGGAAGTGTAGAAATTTCTGTTCCGCGACCACCTTCTCTACGTGGCAACCAGAAGTCCTCAAGCATCGACATATGTTTCTTGTCGTCCTTGATTTCACCTGTGCTTGCATCATAAACAAGTTTGTTACGGTAACGTCCCATTACCTCTCTGAGGTATTGTTCTGCTTTTACCTTGGGAAGATTGCCAACATCAATATAGAAAATACGACGTTCTGGTGCGCGTGACAAACGATAGATGACCAGAGAGTCCTCAATCATACGAAGTTGATTGAGTGCTTTGATTGCTTTATGAAGGTATGAAAGAACCATACCTTTGTTTGCGTCAAGAAGACCAGACTGTACAAAGGTGATTGCATCCTTTGCAATTTTGATGCCACCGCCAGTTGGTGCAGTAGCAGACTTCATTGGGTTCTGCTTCAGACCTTTTGGATTGTAGATGTAATACTCAAGTACGTTTCCATAATCGTACTTAGTATTCAGATCAGTTCTCATCTGATCTGGATTTTTCTGTACTTCTTTTACAAGTCTAATTTTTTGTGGATCGACATATCTGATCTCCGTGATTCCTTTGGAAGGATCATCAAAGTCAATCATTTTATGATAATAAAGTCTTCCATCAACGTACCAACGGCGGAAGATTTCATGTGCTTTCTTATCAAAGTTGAGGAGTTTCTTGATGTACTCAAACTCTTCTCTGATGAGTTTCTTTACTTTACTACTTGCGTCCAGATTTGAAAGTTCGATCTGTACTGGACTATCATACAGATCACTTACGACTGCTTCATTGATAATATCTTCGATAGCACCATCCACCTCAGGGTGAAGTGCCATCTCACGATAACGTCTCAAAAGTTCCTGTTCGTTTTTTCCACCACCTTCTAGATCGACAAAGTATCCATAGTGCCCACCAGCAGCTATGGATACCTGTCCATCATCTTCATTCGGCGGAACAGGAGAGATGGATTTTTTACCACCTCTCTCCTGTTCTGCTCGCTTGATTGAATATCCAAACAATTCAGGCATCTCAAAAAATATGTGAATCGAATACTATACCTATTTAGTCAGGTATCAGAAGTTCGCTCCACCGATGGTTTCACCACCTTCAGCGCCTGCCTGTGCTTGCCACCACTGAACTTGGAATTCAACGGTGAACTCTTCGACGGTATCGTTGTTGTCGAATGCCAGGTCAATCTGTGAAACATTGGTTGGGAAGATTCCGAAGAACTTATAAGTTCTCAGAAGATTCTCTGCTCTGTCGAGTTGACCAACGAATGCATCAACCTGATAGGTTGTTGGATCTTGTACACCGATGTTGGTGTAGTTATTGTTGATCTGGTTTGTCCAAGCTTCCATTGCTGAACGGATCTTGAAGTCAGTATCGTTGACGATAGTAACAGTCCATGTGTCAAATGTTCTGTCACCAGCAACTTTCAACTGACGACCACGGAAAGGAACTTCTACAACACCAAGGTTGGAAGCAGGCAGCGCAGCTGCCTTGCAAAGGAATCTTGCATCACCCTGAACGCCAGAAGCGTCAGAAAAAGTAAGACCGTCTGGAAGTGAAAGAACCACTTCAAATAAGTTAGGGCGAGCGCCACCACCAGACAACCTCTGTTTGAAGGCGCTGATGTTGACGTTAGCCGCTCCAGTTGTAAATTCTGCCATTGTTTTACTCCGTTATTTTTTTATCGATAAATGGATCGGATCAACCTCTGTTTGCAGCAACGACTTCACTGAAGCTGACGCCCGTGCGGGTAGCAACGAATGTCAGGGTGATGAAGTTAATCGAACGAGCAGGCTTGAGGTAGATGTCTGCTCTAAACTCGTTTGCGTCGATAACAGCTGGGGTGTTATTAGTCTCGTCGCAAACTACCAGATAGTCAGTAAGACCTCTTCTTGACTGAACATCGCGGAGGAAAGGTTCAACAATTTGTGTAAACAGGGTTCTGGTTACAACATCGTTGAACTCAAACAGTTGAGCTCTTGCTGCTCTGGAGATTGCCTTCTCAAGAACAAGGAACAGTTTACGAACGTTGATTCTATCGAATGCGCTTCTAACGGAAAGACCAGTTTTGTCTCCGAAGAGAATAGTGCCTTCGCCAGGGAAAGCAGCGACTGGGTTGATTCTGTTGGTGTAAAGGGTGTCTCTATGACCCTTTCTTGGATTGAATGCAAGTTTGACAGCGTTGCGGATGTTACCTCTGTTCAGACCAGCAGGTGAGTACCAAGGATCAGCAACTGTTGCTGTGTTGACCATCAGACCAGCAAGGTCAGCGTTCAGAGGAACGTAACGATACTTGTCATTGAAGCGGTCATACATGTACTTGTAACCACTATCGAATACAACATAGGAGCTGCTTCCGAGTTGGTTGAAGAAGTCAACAACGTTTGCGACCTGAGTAGCTGCTGAGGAAACTCCTACAACAGAACCTCTGAATGGTGAAATGAATCCCATGCAATCCTTTCTTGCTTCGCAGATAGAAATGATTTTCTTAGCATGAGTGATTGCATCGAGTCTGGTGCCACCACCAGGACCTTGGATGATGAAGTCAATGTCAATTGCTTCTGTATCTTCCAGTTGCTCATATGCAGTCAGCAGTTCACCAACTGTAGGTGACTGATCATCAGCACCATTTGCAAATGTCAGACCTACTGAACCGATCAGATCATATCTCAGAGTTGCTGAAGTAGTACCGAAGTCAGAAGAACCAATTTGACCATTGGTGTCTGTACCTGAACCAGGAGTTGCAATCAGACCAGAAATGTCTGTAACGGTATAAGATGTGCTCTTAGGATATACATACTCAGACTTTGCCTGAACTACATCGAGGAAGTAGTTTGTACCACCCTGTGGAGTCTTAGCACCAGCGATCTTAGAAACATTGAGGAAAGTCTCAAGGATTGTTCCTGAAGTACCAGTGATCTTACCGTCTACGTCATAGACAGCAATGTGCATTTCGTCATACTTGACGTGCTTGTCAAGACCAAATGCTGAAGTGCCAGGCTTGCCTGCTACTTCATACCACTTCTTGTCAGCATAGACCTCTTGGAGATCGTACCAATCAGCGATTCCAGCAACTGTTGCTACTGCAGGAGTGCCAGCGGTGTCGAGGAATGTGTCACTAACACCTACCTTGTAAGCAGGGAAGATATCAGAGATAACATCCAGTGCCTTGGTTGCAGTGTCCCAGTTGTAAACATACAGAGTGAATGCTTGTACTGCTGATGCTGTACCAACAGCTGCACCACCTGAAGTTTCTGACAGGGAATCGCCAACAGCGACTGATTGACCTGCTTCCAGTCTTGCTCTTACAGTTTTTGTTTGTGCAGCAACTGAGGTAACGGTAGCAACTTTAGTTGCACCTACATACAGTTCGTCTGCTGCTGCCAGACCAGTTACGTCTGACATTACAATTTCGACCAGTGATGCCAGAGCATCGCCTTTTGCGAAAGTATAAGTGTCTGCGTCGAGTGTCAGTCTTTGATCTGCACCGTAGTCAACAACTGCAACACCCAGGCTGTTACCCAGTGTACCTGCAGTTCTTGCAACAAACTTGTATGTGCCTGCACCCTGTGATACTGTATCTTCCCAGTGCTCAAATGACTTGACCAATTCACCTGATTGTGAATCGGTAACTGCGTTCAGTTGTGATGCGTCAAGGATTCTGACAACGTAGCATACGCCACCATACTCCAGGAAGTTTGAAACCGAATACCAGTACTCGAAGTTATTGTCGTTTGGAGTACCGAAGATGTCGATAAATTCTGCCTCTGTAGTTACCAGAGTTGGGATGTCGATAGGACCCTTTTCAAAAACTCCGCAGATCGCACCGAAGTTCAAGAATGAAGGATCAATTCCACCTCTTGTAAAATCCCTCTCCTGGACGGCTACCCCTGGAGATGCTAACTTAGCTAATACCATTTTTTGTCTCCTCTGATAAGAGTGTCATGTGTAGATGATCTAAAAATATTTATAATTTTCAACACTTCACTGGTAGTCCCACATGTAACTCATATCACCATATTCATCTGTATGCCATCTGTCACCATTAGCATCGACAAAACTAGTATCCTCTAATCCATCTGAAATAAATCCAAATGGTGCCATGTCTTGCTCTAATTGATTCTTCTGCTCATCATAAAGACGTTTCCTGACATCTTGGTCAGTCATCTCTTTGAAGTAGTCCTGAGCAATCAACCAAGCATAGATAACCAGACACATAGCAAGGTCATCATTACATCCTTCTTCTGCCTCAAAGGATTGGTGTTTCTGAATGAATGTGGTCAACTCACTGATAATCTCATAGTCCTTGAAGAGTAACTTATCATCTTCAATAACTGTCTTGAGGTTTGAACATCCAACCTTCTTGACTGCTTTTGACATCTTGACACCCAACTGTGTCTTCTTACCTGAGAATCCTTGTCCAACAATCTGTCCTGCTCTACCACGCATGGAGCACATCAGAACGTTCTCATATTCAAGATCAAAGTTTAGAATAGAAGCAACCTGATCTCCAATGTCATTTACCTCACATAGGATATATGCATTGTTGTATGCCTTTGCCATGTCATGAATGACACTTGGGAACAGCATTGGTTTGATCTCATTGTTTCTATATTTTGCAACAACCTGATGAGGAAACGTTGTAATGTCAAATACTACAAATGCTGAGTAGTCAATACCGACTCCTCTAGCAACGTCCACAGTCATAATATAGTCATGATCCTTTTCAGGATTATTGTAAATATCTAATCCTTTGTTAGACTTGATTGGATCTTCATAAACCAAACTTCTAAGTTTCGATGGATTGATTAGTGTGTCAACAGATCCAAGGAACTCACACTCAAACTCAACTCGGAACTGCTGTTCAGAAGTGTTAGCAATAGTCTGTGCTTTCCATGCAGCATCCCTACCAGGAACTTCTGACCAGTGAACCTCAGTTGCTACATATTCATTCTTACCTCGTTCTGCATCATGCCAGTAACGATAAAAGTGGTTCATACCATGGGGGGTAGAAACCATGATGACCTTGGTAGATTTACCAGAGGAGATCGTAGGATATACAGACGCGAAGAACTGATCTGCGATGTGGTTTGGGATAAACGCAAATTCGTCCAAGAAAATAATATTGAACGACATACCACGAACAGCAGATGCTGATGTAGATGCAGCAATGATCTTAGAACCATTCTCCAGTTCCATAGATCCTTTGTTGTAGACTACAATACCCTGCTGCATCCATTTAGGAAGGTTCTCATATGCAAGTTGTAGTCTTCCTAAGAGATCTCTTGCAGTAGATGCTTTGTTTGCAAGAATGCCAATATTTACATTATCGTTGAAGATTAGATAATGCAACAAGTAAGACACACACGTTGTAGACTTACCAGTCTGTCGTGGCATCTTACAGATGTTGAATCTATTTTCATGAAAGTTCCTTACCAGTTTTTCCTGGAAAGGATACATTTTGAATGGGACGAGACCTTCATCAAGAGAAACAATTTGAATATAGTTTCTAGCGAAGTAAACTGGATCGTCTTTACATTTGATAAACTCTGCAACGTTCTCTTCAGTCCACTGAATAGCAACGTTTGCTTTCTTTAGATTAGGATTACCAAGATATACACCATCAGCCATACACTATCACCCAAAATAATTTGTTACTTGTTTAGACATTCTGTCTCGCAAATCGTTTATTCTTTGCTCATCAAACTTGGCAAAGTTTCCTCGTTTCTCTACCTTTTTATAATAGTGGAGAGCATTCAGAATAATAGTAAAATCTTCCATATTCATTTCAAACTCCAACATATTATTATCCTCCGTATTGTCTAAGTTTTTTTCTATTTTCGTATCTTTCTATCATAAGAAGTTTTTGCTCATCGCTACATTCACAATTTTGTATGTTATATCTGAGTCTTTGTGTGCTCATATAATTACTAACCTTTTCGGGTACAGACGTAATAAAGATGGATGCTAGTGCAATTCCCGAAACAATTTTATAAATTGGAAAGTCTTTGTAACTTCTCAACCACTGAAAATTTTCTTTTGCTTTTTCAATGTATAATCTAACAAATTCTTTCGGACTCTTCCGCATACCTTTCCATCTCTCTTTGAGGTCTGCTACTTCCTCATCATAA